GAGCCAAGAGCGGCCATTCTTCTACCAAGATGAGACAATTCTTAGGCAGAGTAGTTGGCCTAATCCTTCTATTCCTAAGAAGCTGAATCCCTCTTGGGATAATTTATCCCTTGCTCTTAATAATACGGTTGCTGGTCCTAAGCCATTTAATCAATCTAACTGGCCCAATCCTTATAAGGTTGGAAGTATCATTGTAGATATTCGAACTGTATCTTCTGATGATACTCCATTTGTTCCTCCAGGTCCATTTGTCCCTGTTATCTGGCAAAATCCCAGATATAAAGCAAGAGGACAAAGCTGGGTTGATTTCTATTTATTCGATGTAAATCTTCCAACTCAGTCAACTTCTACAGTTAATACTCTTCCACTTCGTAAGAAGTTAATTGCACCTTTCTGGACTTCCAGATCCTTATCTCTATTAACTGCACCTAATCCATTCCCAGTTGGTAAGGTAAGTGATATAGTTCCTAGTAGAAAGCGAGATAAGCGACAAGATCATATTCAAGGTAAGTGGATCTTTAGTATTGATACCACTCCACATAATCAAAAGGATTGGCCTAATCCTCCAGCTAAACGGCGTAATCAAGTTGGACAGTTTGAATACTATACTTCAATTCTTCCTGTAGAATCTCTACCTGGTATTGTTAGTAACCAGAATCCAATTCATATCCATCCATTATTAATGGATTGGAAGCAGGAAGGTCTTGCTTTAGTTGTCCCAGCTGAGCCTTTACCTGATGGTATTCAGATTTACAATAATCCTCTTATTGCTAAGAAGGGAACATTAACTTGGATTCAGGAGCATCCCTCCTATTATACTGAGGATATTGCTATTAGACAGAATGAATGGCCTAATCCAATTATAAAAGTTAAGCCTGTCTTAATTCACATTCATAATAAACTACCTATTTCTACGGATTTAACTATAGCGCGTCGTCAGTTAGATTGGCCTAATCCATTAGTAAAGAAGATTCATACTAATAATCTAACATTTACTCAGAATCAGAGTGTTAGCAAGACTGAAGCCTACTTTAATAAATTTATTGATTGGCCAGTTCCACGAGTCAAGCGACAGACTCTAACGTGGATCTATGAACCATTAAATGTTATCATTCTTCCAAATATTAAGCCATTTAATCAATTAGATTGGCCAGTAATTAGAAAGATTAAGAGATCTGATATATCACTTTATATTTCTAAGCCCATTGTATTACCCAGTCATATTGGTCGTGTTATTTGCTTATTAGCTGATGCAACAGATTATGATTTAGATGCTGGTTATATTGTATACGAATTACCAGCAGATGCTACTGATTATGACTTAAAGGCTGATGGGAGAACTTGTACGTAATGGCAATTAATCAAACTATATCAATCGGACGTGGAGAAGATATTGAATTAAAGTTCACTATGACTCCACGAGTTGATATTACAGGATGGCTAATTCAATTTACAGTTACAAGTCAGTTAAATAACTCGCCCAAAGTGGCACAACTTAATGCAGTATTAACTAATGCACCATTAGGTAAATTCTCTATTTATTTATCAGCAAATCAGACATATATAATTTTTCCTGATGTTTATCAATACGATGTTTGGCGAATTGATGCGGGGCAAGAAAGAATTCTATCAATCGGAAAATTTGAAGTAACTGCTAATTCACGTGTGCCATTCTAGAGGAAATCATGCCTGACTTACTGACTATTGGTCCAATTCATACATTGCTTCAGAATGTTGGATACGCACTTCCAGCGCGCTCTGTTCGAGTTAGATCCAATGCAGCAATCGAGACATCACAGGATAACTCTACTTTTGCTGCTGTGACGTTGACAAACAATGAAGCTGATTTAGCTTCTGCGTTTATTCGGACTACAGCTGCAACTGCATTAGTCACATTGAAAGCTCGATGATGAATAGTGAATGGTGGGTAAATTTTATTTCTAAGATAGGTATACCTTCTGCAATTGCGGTATATCTAACTTATAATTTGACTAATACGTTTACTACATCAATTAATACTATTAAGGATAATCAAGTTGTATTTTCAGAACAATTAAGATTACATGCTGTTGATAATTCTTACATTCTTAAAGAAACTAATCAAATGCGAGTAGTATTACAGCAGATTTGTGCTAATACTGCTACAACTAGAGAAGATCGCAATGGATGTTTCAAGTAAGGATAAGGAATAATGAAATCTATCTTTAAGTCTAAGACATTTTGGTTTAATATTTTAACTATTGTTGCTGCTTCAACAGGAGTTCTTCCAATTACTCCTGAAGTTGCAACGATTGTTAATGCAGCAGTTAATGTAGGTTTACGAACTGTTACAACTCAATCAGTTTCGTTCAAGTAATATGGTAGAGATGGGTGATCCGGGAAATGGCTTTATTCGTGAGGTAAAGCCTCATCAGAGACAGGAAGATTTCTTGTCCATCCCAGATACTGTATTTGAAGCTTTGTATGGAGGCGCTGCTTATGGTGGTAAATCCTTTATTCTTACGTTGCTTCCTCTTATACGGGGCTTTTATAAGTTTAGGGGATTTAAGGGCATTATCCTCCGTAGGAAATTCCCGGACTTAGAACGTGAAATTATTCGTCTTAGTAAAGAATACTATCCTCTAACTGGTGCAGTTTATAATGAGACTAAGCACAGTTGGGAATGGAAAGAGTATGGAAGTTACATGGACTTCGGCCATATTCAGCATTCCATTGATGTTAAGCAGTATGACTCCGCTCAGTATAATTATTGTGCATTTGATGAATTAACTCACTTTGAGGAAGCTCCTTACGTTTACATGGTTGGTTCTCGTGTTCGGCCTTCTTCTAGCTTTAATGTAGCTATTGCTAGAAATGGAACTAATCCTGGCGGAGTTGGTCAGACTTTCGTTTTCAATCGCTTTGTGAAGCCATGTGAGGAAGGTTATAAATTAATTAAAGATCGGGTAACAGGCTTAACTAGAATGTTTATTCCGGCTCTTGCAACGGATAATCCATTTGGTATGGAGTATGATCCACAGTATTTGCAAAAGTTGGAAATGTTGCCCGAAGCTGAGAAAAGAGCTAAAAAGTATGGCGACTGGCATGCGTTTGAAGGATCCGTTTTCCCTGAATTTAGGCCATTACGATTTCCTGGGGAGCCTGAAAATGCTTTACATGTTATCGAACCATTCGCAATTCCCGAATGGTGGCCTCGATTATTATCAATTGATTGGGGTAAACGAGCAATGTGTCATGCTATGTGGGCCGCGATTTCTCCAGATAATCGAGTCTACATCTATCGAGAGCGCACTTGGATAGGAAAAGATGTTCCTTATTGGGCATCAGAAATTAAGGAAGTGGGCTATGGAGAAAATCTCGTCGGATGTATTTTATGTGGAAGTGCTTGGCAAGAAAGAGGCACTGAAACAATTTCAGAACAGTTTCAGCGTTACTCTGGTATCGTGCCAAGTTCTTCTGATAACTCACCGGGAAGCCGTATTGCCGGCTTGCAGACCATACACGACTTTCTTCGTTGGGAACAACGAACCTTACATCAAACTAAAGAGTCCTTCTATGATATAGATAAAGCTGAATGGATTTTTAGAATTTATGGAATGGAAGCTAAGGCGCGCTATCAAGCCCAATTTTTGGATGAGCCAAAGGAAGCTAACATTCCCAGACTCCAAATATTTGAAACATGCACAACTTTAATTGAGACTATTCCATCTTGCGTGCATGATGAAAAGAACGTAGAAGATATTAAAGAATTTCAGGGTGATGATCCTATTGATAATCTGCGTTACCTGTGTAAAGCTGTAAATCGTTATTGCAGTGGTATGTCAGGGGAGATGGTAAAGAAGAAGCAGATTCAAGAAGTTATTGCTAAGTATGAAGAAACTCAAGATACTACAATGCTTTATAGGCAAATGGAGCGTCTTGAGTCTAAACAGAAAAGTGCTGCATTTGGAGTTCGTCGTAAAGGAATGTTAGGAAGAAGGCGATATGCTTAGGTTTATTTGTTTTTTAATGGGCAAGGAATTTGAGCCTTGCAAGTCTTGTGAGACTCTTAAGATTCAGCTCGATATCGAGCGCGCTACTAATGCCCAATTATTAGAATCATTACTTAACATTGCTAGGCCAACTGTAGTTGAGCAGCCAGTTAAAACTATTCAGCCGATTAAGCCTAAGACTATTCCTTGGCATATTAAGCAGGCAGAATTAGAAGCTAATAAGCGTGCTGAAGCTAAGGCATTGCGTGCTCAAGAAAACAATCTTAAATCTGTAGATGAATTGGAAAAAGAATTAGGATTGGATGATGCCAGCAAAATCAGCTAAGCAATATCGTATGATGCAAGCAATTGCCCACGGATATAGTAAAAAGGATGGGCCTAGTAAATCTGTAGCTAAGAAGTTTATTAAGGAAACACCAAAAGTTAAAAGAAGTTTATTTGCTAGGTATAAGTAATGAAAGAGTTATCAGAAACAATAAAGCAGAACCTGCAAAAGGTTACTGACGAATTTGAGAAGGAAGATACCGAAGTAAGGTATCGTCAAATTCGTTTATGGAAGAAGCTCAAGCTTTATTGGGAAGGTTATCATCGCGTTTGGTATGATGAAGTAGCTCATGACTGGAAAATTTTTGATAGCGTAAATGATTCAGGTGATTCGGACGCAGCTTATTATGATAAGCCTATTAACGTATTCCGTGCGTATCTTGAATCTATTATTGCCGCGCTTTCTATTACGGTTCCTGCTATTAAGTGTGTGCCGGATGATGCTGATAATCCTCTCGATTTATCGACGGCTAAAGCTGGAGATAAGATTGCGGAGTTAGTTTACAAACATAATGATGCGCCCTTACTTTGGCTGCACGCGCTTTATATCTTGTTAACCGAAGGTATGATTGCTGCTTACAATTATACCAAGGAAGATGAGAAGTATGGAACATACGAAGTTCCTGAGTATGAAGAGAATATTAGAGAGGCTTATAAGTGTCCTAATTGTGAGGCTGAATTACCAGATACGACTTTTGCTGATTTAGGGGATCAGGCTGAGATTGCTCCAGAATTTATGTGTCCTGAGTGTGGAGAGAATCTTGATCCCTCCATGCCTAAGTCTAGCTTTACTGTAACTACATTAGTAGGGGTTAATAAGCTACCCAAGTCTAGGCAGATCATTGAAATTTATGGTGGACTTTATGTTAAGGTTCCTAACTATGCTAAGAGTCAGGCGGATTGTCCTTATTTGATGTTTTCTTATGAAACTAATTATGTTGATGTAATTGAAAAATATCCTCATTTAGAAGATGATAAAAAGATTAGCACCGGTAAAGGAATGGGTAATGATGATTATGCTTCTTGGGGAAGATTATCATCTCAGTATCGTGGAGATCAGCCTAATAATACAGTAACAGTTAGGAGTGCCTGGCTTAGGCCGTGCGCATTTAATGTTCTTGATAAGGATTCTCGGGAAGAACTGAAAAAGGAATTTCCTAAGGGGGTTAAAGTTGTCCTTGTTAATAACGTCTTTGCGGAAGCATGCGAAGAAGAGTTGGATGCACACTGGACTATTACTAAACATCCTCTTAGTGATTATATCCATCATGATCCTCTTGGAGCTATATTAACTCCTATTCAAGATATTACTAATGATTTGACTGCACTTACTCTTCAGACAATCGAGCAGGGAATTCCTCAGACTTTTGCAGATCCTGCTATTTTGAACTTTGATGAGTATCGTCAAGCAGAGGCAACTCCTGGATCGGTATATCCTACTAAAGCCGTAGCGCCTAATAAGAATATTAGTGAAGGGTTTTTCACATTAAAGGCATCTAATCTTTCTGGAGAAGTATTGCCCTTTGCAGAGAAAGTGCAAAGCATGGGCCAGTTAGTATCTGGCGCACTACCTTCATTATTTGGAGGGTCGGCACAAGCAGGAAGTCAGACTGCATCTGAATATGCAATGAGCCGTGCTCAAGCACAGCAAAGATTGCAAACTCAATGGAAGATGTTGCTTTATTGGTGGAAGAATATCTTTGGTAAGGTTATTCCGGCTTACATTGAATGTGTAATGGAAGATGAGCGTTATGTAGAGAAGAATAAGGATAGTGGAAGTTATGTCAATACTTTCATCCGTAAGGCTGAATTGGAAGGCAAGATCGGTGAGATTGAGTTAGAAGCTTCTGACCAATTGCCATTAACTTGGGCACAGAAGAAGGAAGCCATTATGGCATTAATGCAGATTAATAATCCCGCTATTCTAGAGGCACTAGCTGCTCCTGAGAATATTCCTTATCTCAAGGATATCGTAGGTATTCCTGAGTTTGTTTTGCCTGGTGAAGCTGATAGACAGAAGCAGTATGAAGAGATAAAAATGCTAGTTGCTTCTGAGCCAATTATTGATCTTGATCCTATGACAGGTATGCCTGTTGAGCAACCGTCAGTTGGAGTAGATTCTGTTATTGATAATCATGCTGTAGAAGCTGATATTTGTAGGAGATGGTTAATTTCGGAGGTTGGAAGACAGGCTAAAGTTGATAATGAAGCAGGCTATAAGAATGTATTGCTGCATATGCAAGCTCATATGACTGTTATTGCGCAGCAAATGATGCAACAGCAGCAACAAGAAATGGCAATGGCAGAAGCTGCCAATGTTGGAGGCGGCGAAAAGCCACAGAAGAAGACTAAACAGCCAACACAAATTGAGGGCGAAAATGACTCTAGACTCCCAGTCCAGTAGTAAACAGTCAGGTAGCAAAGAATTAGATAAGGAAGATATTATCAATCTTCTTGGTGAAGAGGATGATAAGGTTACTGAAAAGGAAGAAGTAGTTAAAGAAGAAGAGCCTAAAGAAGAAGAAACTGAAGAGGAAGAGAAGTTAGAACTCTCAGAAGAGACTGAAGAGGAAGAAAAAGAAGAGATTACTGAGGAACTTGAATTAACAGTTCCTGCAAGAAAGAAAGAAATTCTTGCTAAGTATCCAAAGCTGTTTAAGGAATTTCCTTATCTTGAGAAGGCTTACTATAAGGAACAGCAATACGCTGAACTTGGATTAGCTACTCTTGATGATGCTAAAGAGATTGTTGAGAAGGGAAGAATCCTCGATAACTTTGAAGCTGATTTAATGAAGGGTAATACTGAGACTATTCTTAAGTCTATTAAGGAGACTAATCCAGAGGCATTCAATACCGTTGCTGATAATTATTTACAGGCATTAGGCAAGGTTGATAAGGATGCTTATTTTACTGTTATTGGCAATCTTATGAAGCATACCATTATTGGTATGATTAATGAGGGTAAGCGATTAGGCGAAGAAAAAGGAAGTGTATTACAAGAGACTGCTGCTGTGCTAAATCAATATTTATTTGGAACTTCAGAGTTTGAGCCTCCTAAGAAGCTAGCTAAGGAAAAGGAAGCTGATTCTGAGTCAGAGAAGTTGAAGCGGGAAAGAGAAGACTTTGATAAGTCTAGACTTGATACCGCTAAGAGTGATGTATCATCGCGCTTTGATGGAGTTCTCAAGAATACAATTGCGGACAATATCGACAAGAATGATTCTATGCCACCCTATGTTAAGCGCAATGCTATTAGGGAAGTGCAGGAGCTTGTCAAAGAATCTCTTGCAGGAGACAAGGCGTTTAGTTCCATGATTGATAGGCTGTATAAGAGTGCATCTGAGGATAAATATTCCAGAACCTCACTGGACAAAGTTCTATCAGCTTATCGAACCCGTGCGCGTGTTCTTCTTCCAAGTATTATTTCAAAGGTTCGTAATGAGGCTTTGAAAGGGCTTGGCAAAACTAGTTCTACTGAAAGTAATCAGGGACACTTACCTGTTAAAAGGACTACCACATCCTCATCCAAAAGTGGCATAAAGAGTGCTAAAGACATTCCCAAGAGCATGTCAACTCTTGAATTCTTAAACTCAGACTGAGGATATAAAACATGGCTGTTACTGAATCCCAGGTAGCTGGATTAGAACTCGAACGGGTTCTTCCTAAGCTACAGACAGTTTTCGAGCGTGATGATAAGTTTTTTGCTCACATTAAGAAACGTGATGTGGAGCAGATCTCTAATCGTCAGATGCGTATTCCGTTGGAACTGCGTCCTGGTGGAAGCTTTCAGTATTTTAATGCTGATGGTGGAGATTTAGGACGTGGTGGTGGGCCGACCTTTGATAAGGCGGTATTAAACTGTGTTTTCCTTTCGGAGAACATTGAGTATACCAAGTTGTCTCAGTGGTCTACTGATGACGCGCGCAAGGCTATTATTAGTTCTGTTCGTCGATTGACTGCAACTGCTATGGATGAACTTCGTAGGCAGTTGGATTCTCAATTAATGCAGGCTGGTAATGGTGTGGTTGGAACTATTAGCGGTGTTTCAACTGCTGGTGGTGTAGATACTTATACTCTTGGAACTGATGGATTCGGAGCGCGTCTTGTCCGATTCGGTCAGACTGTTCAGGTATATGATACTACGCTTGCTACATTGCGTGGTTCTGGAACTATCACTTTGTGGGATGTTGCAAACAATACTATTGATGTAACTCCTAACATTGCTGGTTCTACTGCAACTGATAAGCTGGTAGTGAATGGCATTTCCTCGCCTACCTCACTTCCTGCTATCTATGGTGTTCCATATCATCACTCTAATGCCAGCACTGGAACATGGTTAGGCTTTAATCGGGCTACCACGCCTGAGATTAGGTCTAATCGTGTTAATGCTGCCAGTGCTGCATTGACTCTTCCTTTGCCTCGTTTGGCTATTAACAAGATTGGTGATCGCACTGGTCTTGATAATAACTTTGAGCCTGATGCGTGGATGCATCCTGCTCAGGCACAGGCATATGAAGAGATTGGTATGTTAGTGTCGATTATTCAGAAGTCTGCTAAGGATGAGGCTTTGAATAGGTATTTTGGCAATAACATGCAGATGGCTGGAGCACAAGTTAAGACATCGTTCAATTGGGATAAAACCCGAATTGACTTTGTTTCGCCTAGTGTGTGGGGTCGCGGAGAGATTAAGCCATTAGGTTTCTATACAACTGATGGCCGTAATATCTTCGAGATTCGTGGAGCATCAGGAGGTGTGGCTACTGCTGACATCTTCTACATGGTTATTGGGACACAGTTCTTTGTTAATAATCCTGCTAGCACGGCATACATCGACAATCTTGCCA